GCTGCTTTCTGCCCCTATGTTCCCCGTGAGGGCTGCCGCTTCCACGTCTGTAAATCCCGCCGCACGGTAACGGTTGTAAATATCGTTCTGAAGATTTCCCGTTTCTTCGTATCCACCTTCAGGGCGTTCGGGTGATACATAATCGCTAACGGCTTCTTCAGGGATAACACCTTCAAACATGCCTTGCGGTTCGTATGCGGCTGCAAGTTCAGGCGTTTCGCTTTTGATTTCGTTTCTGCCGATATCGTCAAATGCTCCCGCCGCTTTATTACGTGCGTTCTCTGCCGCTTCGCCTATCTTTTCTTTAATTTCCCCAACTCGTTCGGGGATTACATCGGAGACTTTATTATAAACGCCATCTTTTACCCCTTTGGGTACTGCCCCTTTAGTTAACTCTACAGGTAAAAATACATCGCTCCAAAGATTAGTAGGGTTATCAACGATATTACCAATAAATCCCGACGGGTCACTTACTGCACGTGTTACAGGGTCTATAATCGGGTCTATCGCAAACTGTTTTGCCGTTGCTATAACAGGGTTCCCCATAATCCCTTCGGGTGCTTCTCCGTTGGCTTTGGCTTCGGCGTTTTGCGTTGCAATCTCTGCAAGGTCTCCCGCAATCATCGGAGCGGCTGCAATTCCCGCTACTGCTCGCACAGGTGTCGGCATGAACGGAGTGATAGCAAGATTGGCAGCGGGCTTGCCGATAGCTTCGTTATATAAGTCTCTTCGTGCGTTGGTGTAGTCTGTACCGCCATACTGCGTAAGAGTTGCTTCAGGGTCATCGGATACAACCATAGGAACAACGCCGCCGTTTTCGTTGGCTGCGTTAACAATGGCGTTCCCAACTTGGTAATTGTAATTATCCCAGGCGTTTTTTACATTGTTTCCCCAGTCTTTTATCGTATTTCCCACGTTAGTTAACGTTGTTTCTGCTTGGTCAGCGGCTGCCTTTGCGGCATTATCAAACCCGTTTTGCACGTATTCCACATTGTTCGCAATGCCGTTTTTTACATACTCCACGTTGTTGGCGATTCCATCAATAATAGACCCGCTGCCGCTTTGTTGTGCTTGCTGTGCCGCTTGTTGGGCTAACTGCTGCTGAATGATACCGTTTTCCACAATATCATCAAAGTACCCTTGCGGTGTGTAATTTAAACTATCTTGTTCGTTCGGAAAAAGGTTGTCAAACGCTCCCATGTTTTATGCCCTTTCATATATAAACAAGAAGGGACGTTATAAACGCCCTTCTATTAATCATCAGGCACCCAGTCGGCGTACCTGTTAAGACCCTTTGCGATTAACTCGGATTTAATCTGTGCTGACGATATCCCTGACGCTTTCAGCTGATTGATTCTATCAGCAACTTGTTGTTGCTCTTCCTCGGAGTACGTCGGGTTAGCTAAGCCCATAGACGTTCTAATCTTAGCATAATACGGGCTTTCAGATTCGTCTTCTCCAGGGTGGCTTGATTGCCATGCCTTATGTAATGTAACGAGGTTTCTAACGGCTGCGTTCTGTTGTGCCGCCTTCGCTGTTGCCGCTTTCGTCGGGTCAACGTATTTGCCGACGTACTTCATTGAGCCGTCAGCCCCTACCATGTAAGCGGTTCCGTCATTCATGACCTTGATATTTTTCTTGCCGAAGTTACCAAGGTTTTGTATCTTGCCGTCATCGGTCATTACGAACATTTGGCCGTTCTGTGCTTGTTGCATGTTAGATTTTGCGTAGTTGCCAACATCGTCAATTGTGCCTTGAGTCATGTTGAATCGGGCAACATGCCCGTTACTCATCTGTTGGAACTTGTAATCATCATGCAACGCATAAATACTGTTAAGGTTGTTCATGTCAATCTTTTCAGCACCTATTTTATTAGCGTAGTAATTGTACCTATCAACGGCGGCCGCTATGCCCTTAACCTTCTGCGAATTATACGTATCAACAACCGTATTACCGTCCTTATCTTTGGTGTAAATAAGGCTCTGTATGATTTGATTACGCATAGGAGCAAGAACGTTATCGGAGAACGCATTAGCCTGTTTAGTGTACTCGTTGTTCACATCGGTATTATAGAGTTCCTCGGCGATCCCCTTGGCGGTTTTAAAGTCCATACCCGATTTAACGAGTGTTAATACGTCAGCCCCTAGCCGCTTCCGTGCGTCCTTTATGATGTCGCTCTTATTCGGAACTTGATAGCCAGGCTTGTCCTGTTGCGTCTTGTTATCCGTATCAGTGCTATCTACCTCGCGGGACGCATTACCGAAAAAATTCGGATTCCCCGTTACCATGCCCAAATACCCTTGCGGCTGTTGCGGTTGTGTTTGGCCAAACCCCCATA